ACCTTAATATGAACATCCCTTCTAATATGCTCTCTTTTAGTATTAGAATTAGGGTTATCTACATCATGATCGGCTTCTGAATCTGACATATATTCTTTTCCAGTTTCTATATTAGTTAAAGTTACTTCACATTCAGGAGTAATTACATGAGTTCTTTTCCCATCAATTATCTGATACTCACTTTTAGCTTTTGTTTCTATAAAAGGCATATTTCTCCTATGTAGTTGTGACCTCTGGAGGTCTAGTTATTTGTAACACAGCAGCTGTCATTTTTATAACATTCGTTGTTGCACATTGCATCTTTAAAATATCGCCTGCCTCTAATATTAAAAGATTGTTATAAGTCAATAAATTGGCATGATTATCAGCAGTAATATTGGTTTTATCCCATTCAAAATCAGTCGTTGATGAAGCATCATAAACGGTAGATGTTACATCTAAAGATCCACTATGAGTATTAAATAGTCTAATTGTTTTAACAATACTTGTTGTAGCTGTTGGAGATTCATACATATCTACATCAGATCCTGCTGAACTAATTGTTGTTTGAATATTTTTATATACGTTTGCCATTAGCTTAAAAAGAAATTAAATCTTTCTACGTCATCCTTATCGGGTTGTAAATAAGTTGAATTTAACTGTTGTATCATAGAAGCCAAAGTTCTGTTAATCTGTCTTTGATTATCTTCTGAATATTCTTTTTTAGGTTCTGGTAATCTTACTACTATTTTTGTCATTAAATAAATCCTCCTTGAGATAATCTCCAACCACTCATGCCACTACGAGCTGCCCTGGATGTTGCCTGGCTAATGCCTCCGGGACTTGTTCTACTAAAAGTTCTTTCACTTCCTCCTCTTTCTTCTCTTGTTTCTCTACCATGTTGTTCAGGAGTTGGTACACGATAAGTTGGTGCAATTTTCTGTGCTTGTTTTCTAATTTGAGATGGAATGGTTTTCGTATTAGCAATGTATCTTGCAAAATTTCTATTAGCTCTTAATTTATCCAAGTGAGATATAATTCCAAGATTGATATTGACTGGAATTCCAGATGGTTTCCAGTCTTCTCTCATACGTCTCACACCAACGTCGTGCTCATCATAATAATCTCCTTGGTGTCCATATATACCCCCCATGATTCTAGCAAATTTAGATTTAGTAATATGTCCTTTTTTATAGGCATCAAACACATTCTTTAATGTCTTCTCTTTAGGTTCAAATATAGATTCAGTTTGTGTAGTATATTCTCTATCCGCATTATAATCAGGTTCTATAACTTCTCCAGTAAAAGGATCCTTTACAACCTCCTCAGCTGTTGCTTGTGCCTGGGTTCTTCCAAAAATATCCACCGGAGATAAAAAAGGAAGACCACGCTCTCCTAAATATCGTGGCTCTCCTAAATCAGATGCGTCAATAACATGACCTGCCCCCAAGTCTGCTTTTTCTCCTTGTCCATATAAATAATCACCTCCACCACTCAAACTATCAAAGTCATGTTTATCAATCACACTAATGGTTCCGTCCGGATTTTTTCGATAACCAGCTTGTCCAAGGGTCATATCGATATCAACTTTTGGATCCTTAAATATGCCTTGCATAGATAAGGGACTTTCTAAATTATAAGGTATCGACGACCTAAAATCAGGATTCATACTTTTATTCGCCATTGCTTCTGCAGTCCGGCGCTTAACTTCATCTAATTGATTCGTGCTAAAAAAATCTTCAGTGATAGGTTCTTGAGAACCAGAAAGATTTCGAATATAGGCTCTGCCTGAGGCAGGTCCAATAGGAAGTCCTGTTAAGGTATTAACAATTCCTTGGTTGCCTTGTAGTAAGTTTACACCTCGCTGTACGTTCTGTGGTGTTAAAAAGAAATCTGATATTCCAGCCATTACCGTCTCCTGTCCGGTTGTAGGTCAACCTGGAAAGTTCCGAATCTCCAGTTCTCCCCGGCCCCATCCGTTTCAATTCTTAAACTTGCATATCTTCCACTCGCCCTTGTATCTATTTTCTGAGTCGTTGGATAAATGGAAAAAGGACTGAATTCACTATTAGCTAAGGTATCAGCAGGATAATCTTTAAGTTTAATGGTTACCGTATTTTTAACGGTTAACAGTTTAAAATTAGGAATAAATCGTCTCATAGCTAAAAAGACTTCACTCTGATCTTTTTGCAATGAAAAATTATAAGACTGAACATAGGATGTTAAGGTAGTTGTTGAACCATCAGGATTAATCTGATCGGTCCCCGTTTCTTGTTGAAAATAAACGCTCTGCCCTAATCCTGTTTCTCCGATGATACTTGGAAAAGTTCCTGTTGCCGTACTATTAAATTGAGTCGCGTAAGGTTGAGGATAAATAATAGAATCAATCCAAGTCGTTCGAATAGAATTGGTATTACTTCCTATATACCAATTTCCCATAGGAAGTTTTTGTGATTCACCATAGTTATGAACGACGTATCGATCATTATAGGTTGCATCTTCAGTTGGATAGTACCAGATGACTTCGGTGAACAAATTATTGATTCCTGCGTTTACCTGTTGTCCCTTTGTCGTAGCAAAATCATCAAAGACATAGTCCTCTACACTACAGGGTAAATTATTAACGGTACCATCAAATGAAAAGAAACCATTATTACCTACCCAATAAGCGACACCATCAATTTCAACAACGGCGTTTTGACCTATAAGTCCACAGTTCGTTCCAACCTGTTCAAATCCAAAAGTAAAAGGAGCCCCTACAAATTTCATAGAGTACAAAGCATTGTCAGTCCATATTAAAATATTTTCCTTAGCTACAATTCCCCCCATAATTTTTGAACCATCTTGTAATCTATAAGTACCTGCGCTGTTTGTTGCAGAAGGAGCATAGGTATTTATATCTTCCTGATCAGAAAAACGAATAAACATGTCATCTTGTGATGAAGCCGTTCCAATCGTTGTTTCGGTTCCTAAATGAATTAAGTGTCGGGTTGTAGGAGAAACTAAAGTCATTCTACTCGCAGTAGGATTTCCCAAAGCTCCAGTGAGAGCTGTTACATAACCAGTTGTGAGAGTGGAAGCTCTTGTAGTAAAACGCGCAGCAATAGTAGAATCCCATGTAAAAGTTTTTCCATTGGAAATTGTTGCCACTAATGCAGCTCCCCAATTACTTAACGACCAAAGTCCAGGTTCTAAAGTAACGGTTGATGCTACAACAGCACTTCCCCATCCTGTATAATCTGTGGCATTATCAACTACAGCTTCATCACTGTGTGCTTGACCGTTGGAAGTTCCGACTGTAGCCGTTCCATCCGCTCCTCTGGTACACCCTGTTAAATCATTGCTGGAAATTGCAGCATAGGTAATTAATTCATTTTCAACAGCAATCGTTCCTGAAGCTGGAAATCCGGTGGTTGATGTTAAAGCAATTGAAGTTCCCACTCCCCCCGTTCCAGCAGTATCAGCTAATAAAGCTCCATCTAAATCATTAGCTACAACTCCAGTAACGGTTCCCCCATAACTACCTACACCAAACCCATATCCATACGTCTGGGCTGCAGGTCCAACATTTTCATAAGGTTGAACCGTCATGGTTCCCCCGGTTGAGACAACCGAACTAGCTTGAGCTGATGAATTAATAGTAAAGGTTATATCGGTTGGAACTGTTAAAACTTGAAATAATTTATCTTCAAATTGAGCATCGGTTAAACCTGTTCCACCAGGAAGAGTCACTGAATCCAAAACAATCATATCTCCCACTGATAAACTGTGGGCACTAGTGGTTGTAATGGTACATGTTTTAACGGACGTACTATCTGTTGCTAAAGTGGAAGAAGTAAAAGTAGTCTGAGCTCCGGCATTATTAGAACGCCAAGGAGTAACATCATAAAGAGTTCCTTCAAAATAAATAAGGAGAAATTTATCAGTACCAATTCCTACATATCTGTTTCCATCTAAATCAACAAAGGAATGTTGTTTTCTGGCTACACCACAAATGGTATCGGTTAATAAAGAAGACCATCCTCCTACTTTTTCAGGAAGACCATATCTGAATCTTGCATTATCAGAATCGACCCAACGACCGATGGCTCCAATCGCCGTATCTTGTTTGTCTATTCCGGGTGCAAAGTTAATAGATGTAAGAGCCATCTTTATAGCTCCTATGAAGTATAGTTAGTCTTATAAGCCCAGCCACGTGTTGCGTCTATATAAACTAACGTTATGGATTGACCGGCATTGCTTAGGGTTAAATCAGAAGTTGCTGTATTAATAGGTTGGCCATTTCGACCTACAGTTAAATTGTTAGATGCCCAAGATGCTCTAGTATCAATAATGGTTACTTCATCACCAACGGAAGGTGAAGCGGGAAGAGTGACCGTAATAGGGTTGCTTGAAGTATTAGCAAAAATTTGTGCTCCTGCGACCGTTGTATAAGGAGTATTGGAATCTGTAATTGTTGCATAACCTTTTTCAATAATAGTAACTACTGTTTCACTTCCATCGGATCTGCATAAAAGAGTTGCACCTGGTGGGACGGGTTGTGCTGTTCCTGAAGCTGTTAACACTCCAAGAGTTCTATTAGAAGTCCCTCTAACCGTTTCATCTTTTATAATCCAGACTCTTTCTGCAGTTACCGGCATTGTTAAAGTTCGGTTAGCCGCCAACGTTCCATAAAGTCTTAAATAAATATTTTTACCGTTGGAAGTTGCTCCATCTGTTAAAACTAGAGTTACATCGGCTGCCGCCATATCTATGCTGGCGTAACCTGTGGCTGCCTGTTCTAAAATTTGTAAATTAGTATTAGTAATTGATCCCCACAACCCGGCTTTTTCACCGGTTGTAACGAGTTCTAGTTGAATATCTGTTGAATAAGTTGATGCCATAATTTTAAGCCGTCGGATCTATTGGTGTCCATGTCATTGTAGCTCCCGGTTGTATTTCGCTCCATGTTATAGCTGCAATATTACCTGTTGCCAATGTTAATGTATTAGCTGCAGGTGTAACATTTGCACTTCCTGTAATTGTAACAGTTCCAGAAGAAATTACAAGACTGTTTCCAGAAGGTACAACAGTAGCTCCTGCCGTCACAGTAACAGTTCCTGTTCCTAATGTTAATTCATTTTTTACTGCAGTAACATTAGCGTCTGTGCTTATAGTAACTGTTCCAGTTCCCAGAACTATTTGAGAACCCGTAGGATCTTCTATAATCGCATCCGCACTAATTCCTGGATTTCCAATGCTAATAGCTAATGTATTAGCTGTAGCAGTAATAGTTACACTATTATCATCTCCTACCGTTGAAAAAGGTCTTTCTGCAAATGCTGCAAATCCGAATAACATATAAAACTCCTAAAAAGAGAGCATCCAGAACGATTGATGAAGTCTGGACATTCCTATTTTATTACTATCACTTTTTAAACTATGAGGAAAGTCTTAAGAAAGGGCATAATCTATGCCTTTGGATATTTGTCTTTTGTTGTTTTGATTGTAGCTTTCCAGCCAGCAATTCCATTATGGTAAATATCGTCTAGTTGATCTTGCCAAGTTGGATAGGATTTTTTTCTTAAATCTATAATAACTCTATCAACGACATCAGCGTCAACTGTTAAACCCCATTCTTGACAATAGGTAAAGTCAAATCCTAATGGTACTGAATCTAGCAACTCTAATTCATCATAGATTTCGTTAGACAAATATAAAAAAGCATCACAACTTGGTGTCTGTGCTATTGTTATAACGTCTCTTTCAATGCGTTCCTCATGAGTACCAAAAAAGGCTTCAAAGTTACTTGCTTCTAGTTTATATAGTTTCATATTCAACCTCCTTATCATTAAACATCTTCATCTTCAACTCCTTTAAGTTCTATTTTTAATTGTGGATTTATATTGCCTTCCAGTATTTTTGTTTGTTTAGGTATTAATCCTATTTGTTTTAATGCGTTCCAAGTGTGAGGATTACTCATGGCATTTCTTAATTTAGCTGGTGATGGTCTGCCATTGGCAATCATTTCAGCCTGAATTTCCCTACCAATATCAACCGTAAATTCGTTTGCGGCATTTGCTTCAAACATTTCTTCATCGGTATAACCTTTAATTCTTGTAGGTTCTGCAAGAACATAAAGTTCCTTCAGTAGTTTTTTTAGAATTTTAATTTCATCCTTGGTAAGTTCAAACGCCTCTTTGAGAGTTCCTTCATGGCTTTCAAGTTCTATAATTTCAGCTTTAAGCTCCAGAATTTCATGCTCCAAACCGTTTCCACTATTCTGTAGATGTTTTAGCTTTGAAAGTTTTGCCTGGTGTTTTAATTTACCAACTTCTTCAAGAGCCTGTGCTCTTATTCTGCCTTCAAGAAATCCTTTTAATGTTTTGATTTTTTCCCAAGGCGTACATCCTATGACTTGGTATCGGTAATTAAATTCTGTGTTAAATTTTTGTGCCATAATTTTTTAATTGAAAGAACAGGCTGCTAAATTACTTCTAGTAGTTCCTACTGCTGATACATCGCTTCCTACTACTCCAGCATTGGTTACTAAATTGGTCATTCCAACATTACTACCAGTAGTACCAAAACCAAATATTCCTTTATCGCCACCGTATTGCGTTGCCGCCAGGTATCGCCTAGCGGTTCCAACACCAGTTACATCTGTTCCTACAACTCCAGCATTTGAAACTAAATTAGATATTGAAAAATAACTACCAGTATAACCATAAGCAAAGATGCCTTTGTCATAACCATAATCACAAGCCGCCAACCCACTCCTATCTGTTCCTACTCCTGTTGTATCAGTTGCTACGACTCCTACATTAGAAACTAAATTAGTCATTGAAAGATGAGCATTTTGACCATAACCAAAAATAGCTGTGTCAGTACCGTATTCACATGCTGCTGCAGCCTGTCTAGCAGTTCCCACCCCAGTTACATCGGCTGATACAACTCCTACATTAGATACTAAACTGGATATATTAGTATAACCACTGGTATATCCATAAGCAAAGATACCTTTGTCGGTACCATATGAACATGCCGCTGAATTACCTCTAGCTGTTCCTACTCCTGCTACATCACTTGCTATTACTCCTGCATTGGATACTAAATTGGTTGTTGCAACATAACTACCACTATAACCAAAACCAAAGATGCCTTTGTCCCCACCATATTCACATGCTGCTATTTCGCCTCTAGCCGTTCCTACTGCTGAAACATCCGTTGCTACTACCCCAGCATTGGAGACTAGATTAGTCACTCCTGTACTTACGCCAAAACCAAAAATTCCTTCTTGGTTTCCTTTAACTGGTACATCTGCGACAGCCTCATCAATAGTAGGAATCCAACCATTAGTTGCTCCAGAATAAACGATATCAACACTTTGACCATCTGTGGAGTATTCCACATCGAAAGTGTCATCATCACCTTGATAATTTAATCCATTCGAATCTAAAGTAATACTATTTGTTCCCCAGTTTCTTGCATAATCTGTAAATATAATTTGATCACCATTACTAGCCGAAGCTGGTAAAGTAATTGTACAGGCATTTGAACTTGTATCTATTGGATAACCATTTCCAGCTACTGCTGTTAAGGTTGAAGCTGTTACTACAGACTGCCAAGAAATGCCGCCAGCGACATCTTCATAGTTCATCGCTACCCCAGCACCAGAACTTGTTAAAACTTGTCCGTCTGTGCCAAGTTTGGCTACACGCCCAGATCCTCTGATATTTATTTTACTTCCTATTATTCCACTCATAATTTTTCCATTTTATTAATTGTAAGAACATGCCGCTAAATCTGCTCTAGCAGTACCTACTCCTGTTGTATCAGTTGCTACAACACCAACATTAGAAACTAAGTTAGTCATTGAAACATAACTACCCCCATAACCAAAGATACCTTTGTCGTCACCGTATTGCGTTGCCGCTAAACCTCTTCGGGCGGTTCCTACTCCAGTTACATCTGTTCCTACTACTCCAGCATTGGTTACTAAATTAGTCATTGAAACGATATGACCATAACCAAAAATACCTTTATCGGTACCATAACTACATGCTGCTAGAGCTTCTCTAGCCGTTCCTACTCCAGTTACATCTGTTCCTACTACTCCAACATTGGTTACTAAATTAGTCATTCCTAGATCACCACCACTATAACCATAGCCAAAGATAGCTGTATCAGTACCATATTCACACGCCGCTAAGTTATACCTACCAGTTCCAACTCCTGTCGTATCAGTTGCTACCACTCCAACATTGGAAACTAAATTGGTCATTGATACATCAGCACCAGTTCCAACTCCATCTACAAGACCATAACCAAATATTCCTTTATCCCCACCGTATTTACATGCCGCTAGACCATTTCTAACACTACCAACTCCAGTTACATCTGTCGCTACAACGCCAGCATTAGAAACTAAATTGGTCATTGAAACACGACTACCAGTAGTACCATAACCAAAGATAGCTTTGTCAGTACTATATTCACATGCCGCTAAACCCTTTCTAGCTGTTCCTACTCCTGTAACATCCGTTGCTACGACTCCAGCATCGGACACTATATTAGTCATTGAAACTACACTACCAGTATTACCAAAACCAAATAGTCCATTATCATTTTGGTGGACAACGGGTGCATCGCTAACAGTTTTATCAAGTGTAGGGATCCATCCCTTAGTTGCGTCAGAATAAACTATATGAACAGCTTGACCATCTGTTCCATACTCTACATCAAAAGTGTCATCATCGCCCTGGTAGTTCAAACCATTTGAATCTAAAACAATACCATTGGTTCCCCAAGTTCTATCATAATCGACAAACATAATTTCATCGCCATTACTGGCTGAACTAGGTAAAGTAATCGTACAAGCGTTTGATGTTGTATCAATCCAATATCCATTTCCAGCAACAGCAGTCATAGTTGTTCCTGTTTCTATGGCTTGCCATGATAGTCCACCAGCGATATCTTCAAAAGCTGAAGGCAGTCCAGCCCCAGCAGAAGTTAAAACCTGTCCATCTGTTCCTAGCTTTGCAACTAGCCCAGATCCTTTAATATTTAATTTACTTCCTATAATTCCACTCATAATATTAATTAAAAGAACATGCGGCTGTACTTCTTCTAGCAGTTCCTACTCCAGTAACATCTGTTGCTACCACTCCAGCGTTAGAAACTAAATTGCTCACTGATACATTACCACTACCATTATAACCATAAGCAAAAATAGCCTTATCGCCAGCATATTCACATGCTCCCAAACCATTCCTAGCAGTTCCAACACCTGTAACATCTGTTGCAACAACACCAGCATTTGATACTAAATTAGTCAGTGAAACTACACCACCACCAGAAGCTTGACCATAACCAAAAATACCTTTATCATAATCATAACTGCATGCCGCAGGTTGTTCTCTAGCAGTTCCTACTCCTGTTGTGTCTGTAGCTACAACACCAGCATTAGAAACCAGATTAGTCATTGAAACTTGACTACCATCAGTGCCAAAACCAAAGATTCCTTTATCACCTCCATATTGTGTCGCCGCTAGACTTTTTCTATCTGTTCCAACACCAGTCGTATCGGTTGCTACTACACCAGTATTAGATACTAAGTTAGTCATTGAAGCATAACTACCAGTATTACCATAACCAAAGATGCCTTTATCATAACCAGTACCATAACTACATGCCGCAGGATTAGTTCTGGCTGTTCCAACCCCAGTCGTATCTGTCGCTACCACTCCAGCGTTTGAAACTAGATTGCTCATATTTTTGTATCCAGAAACATAACCGTAAGCAAATATTCCTTTATCACCACCATATTCACATCCTGCTATATCATGTCTAGCAGTACCAACAGCAGCCACATCAGTTGATACCACTCCAACATTTGATACTAAATTAGATATTGCTGTGGCACCACTAATAAAACCATAAGCAAAGATTCCTTCAGAGTTTCCTTTGGATGGTACATCTTCAACAGTCTTATCAAGAGTTGGTACCCAGCCTTGCGTTGCATTCATATAAACTATACGAAGTGCCGTACCATCTGTTGCGTATTCTACAGTATAAGTGTCATCTTGGCTTTGATAGTTCAAGCCATTTGAATCTAGTTCAATACCATTGGTTCCCCAATTTCTAGCATAGTCGGCAAATACGATTGTATCTCCAACACTTGCTGAACTAGGTAAGGTAATTGTGCAGGCATTTGAGGATGTATCAATCCAATATCCGTTTCCAGCTACCGCAGTTAAGGTTGAACCTGTAACTACCGATTGCCAAGATAGTCCACCAGCAAAATCTTCATAATTTGCCGCTACTCCAGCACCAGAACTTGTTAAGACCTGACCATCTGTGCCAAGTTTAGCTATACGTTCAGAACCTCTAATATTGAGTTTGCTTCCTACAATGCCACTCATATTGCTTTCTACAATGTCTGATCTAAATAGCTGATAACAATATCCACATCTCCTGCACTTCCTAATTTTGCTGAAAGCACATCGGTTGTCATTAGAACAATTCTTGACGTATGTTCAAAAGTTTCATTGGCTCCTAATGCTTGATCTGAATAAATCTCATAATCGTTTGCACCAGCATCATCTCTAACATAAAGATCGAAAGTTTCAGCCGCACCAGCCGTTTCACAAATAGATATATTAAGTATCGTATAAGTGTGTCCAGATGTTACCGTAAGTAAATCTACTTCACTGTTCGAAAGTTCCTTAGTTAGGCTTACTGCCATTACTTCACTTGCCATATTTTTCTCCTATTAAAATCCCATTACAAATGCTTTGCCAGTCGTTGATAGACTTGGATTCCAGTTGACTGCTACTTCTACGTTTCCTGTACTTTCACCACTTATCCAATTAGCAGTTGTTGAACCATCAGTACCAGTTATATGTAATTGAACATTACCAGTTGCACTTGCGGCATCAACAGTTCCAATAATTATATTCCCATCTCCAGTAGTAATATTATCGCCACTATCAAATCCTATGCAAATATTATGATGTCCTTCTGTTAATAATCTCCCAGCATCTTTTCCTAGTAATGAATTTTGATAACCGTCAGTTATTGCTTCTCCAGCATAAGCACCAACGATAGCATTTTGATAAGCAGTTGTTGCTGTAGTCATGCTAGATACACCAATAGCAACATTAGTATTTCCACTAGTTATTGCATCTGAACTTTTACTTCCAACAACAGTATTACCATCTCCAGAAGTAATTGCTTTCAGAGCATCTATTCCAACTCCTGTATTATCAGCTGCAACATCCAAAGTACCTGTTGTACTATGACCAACTAATAAACTGTCTATAAAATCTGTTCCTTCTTGTTTACCAAAAACAGCTCTACTCGCTGGGAGTGTACAAAATACATCTTTAGTACCCGCTGCAAAATCTACAGCGGAACCTGAATTAGAACTTGTGATAACTGTAGTTCTTGCAAGAGTATCAGTAGCTGCATCTGTTACGGTTCCAAGCCCAACTTCCCATTCAGTCGTTCCTTGATTAAATATTGTATAGTAAGTTGTATTAGTATCACCAATCCCTGCAACAAAAGTTTGAAACCCTGTTGCGGCACCTGCTAAATCAAAAGTACCTGTTCCAGTTGTTGTACTGGTTTCCTTTACTCTGTCATTTACTACTAAAGCCATTTTATTTTCCTTAAGCCATGCTTATGATAGCGTCTGCAGGTGTAGATGGACTCGGGAAAGAAATTGTAAATGTACCATTGGTACAAGTTTTATCTCCACTAAAATCTAAAACTACAGCTACTTTATTTGATGCAGAACTATTATAGATTGTTCCAAAAGCTGCTGTAATTGTTGCTGATGTCCATGAGGTATCAGAAAAGTCACAAGATGCAACAGCTGTTCCATAAGCCACAGCATTACCACTTAAAGTATTTCCAGCAGCAGTATAATTTGTACCGCCGGCTGAACTTACTTCACTAGTTGTTACATAAACAGTGCTTGAAGTATCATAAGGATTAGCAGTGTAAAGTGCTAATTTAAAAGTATTTCCTCCAGATGCAAAATTATGTGTTCCTGAGAGTAACTCTCCGCGAAATGCATAAGGTATTACGTTTGCCATTTATTTGTCTCCTTCATAATTAATTACTTGATGGAGATTTTGAGATTATTTGAGCGCGAATGACTCCATCGCCATAC